AGGGTTAAAGTACCAGTCTGGAATTCGTCGATTAAGGCGTTACGTCCTCGCTTGGTTTCGATCCGGTTAATTTGATTAGATACGTCTACAATCACGGCTGCCGAATCTGCTAATACGTTAGTACCTAATATTCCTTGGTCCAGAATCATCGCCTGAGCAAAGGCCGGACCAGTTGAAAAGTTGATAATTGCGTTTACGGTAGGAACTGCCATTATAGACCGCCGGCTATACCGTATGAAATCCCAGACTTGGTAGCTATTTGGATACTTTCAGCTACAAGTTGAGCAAATCGATCACCGGTCTGGGCGGTGTCTACTGTGATTTTTAAATCAGCCATAGATCGTTCCTCGCCCATTCGAACCCGAGCAGGATCAAATGTGCCGGCAAAGCCACTGACTCCACCACTCGGCACGTTAGAAGTTATTCCGGTTTCAATACCAGTTACTCCTCCAAGTGAACTTATAAAGGCAGCAATCTGAGCGTTTAAAGCCTGGACCATTTGTAAAGCCGTATTTTGTAAATAATCATCGATTTTGGTATTTAAAGTTTTAACTCTAAATAATGCAAAATCCTCTAAAGACATTCCGGCTAATCTGGCCTGTTCGGCTAGTTTTCTTAACGCCTCGGTTGCCTCTAGTTCAGCTATTATTTTTTTAGCTAAGGCTTCGTTATTGTCTAAAATGGCTAATTGAGCCTGAATACGTAATTTAGTTTCTTCGTCAGTTGCGCTATTTAACGCAGCCGTTAATCCTATTCTTTCTAGATCAAATCTTTTTTCTAGTTCTTTAACGTTCTTGTTTTCAATAGCATTTTTAGCTGCAATCAATCGTAATTCCTCGGCCCTGGCCCGGGCTAATTGATCTGCCACTCTTTTTTCTTGTTTAACTTGTTGCACAAATATTCTTGAGGCGGTTCTTTCTTGTCCACCGCGATCTGATGGCTGGCGACCTGCTGCTCTTAAAGCTTCAGTTCCTCGAATAACTGGTCCAATATAAGGCAAATTTCTCAATATCGATCCATCTACGCCCGGTATTGTTGTAATTTCTTTTAGTTTTTTAATTACTTGCGCTAATCCTAATATAACTTCGGCGGTAGCCGTAGCAAAGTCCTCCATATTTGTAGCTAAACTTTCTACGGTGTTATCATCGCTTAAAAGAGTTAAAGCGTCTAATAACCCTTTACCTATGATTTCTTGGGCATCTGCCGAAGCGACAGCCAATAGATCCATTTTACCTGCGTAAGTTCCTAACCTAGCTGCTGCTTGGCCTGAGAACTTTTTATTAAGTTCGGCCATGATTTTATTCATGTCGCCGGATTTGAGTAAGGTCTTATCTAGGCCAGCACCTAATCGGCTAAGGCCTGTCGTGTTACCGGCATAACCACGTGCTAAGGCTGTCGTAACAGTTGTTAAAGATTTACCGGTGGCTGCGCTTACGTTTAACGCAGTACTTAATGCATCCTGGCTTTTAGTGATTGATCCAGTTACCGTCAAAAGTTGTTGAAAGGCCGGCCTTAACTGGTCATCCAGCACGCCGGTAGTTTTCTGTAAGTTCGCAATATAATTTTCTACAGCCGGCGCGCTAAATTGGTACCCGGTATTTTTTAATTGAACCTCTAGCGATTTGGCCGCTTTCTCATCGGCTGCAAATGCCTGGACCGCTTTCTTGCTGTAGTTAGTTAATGCTCTAACACTGAAAGCAGCAGCAAATACTTTAGCGAAGCTCTTTACTTGCTTTTCAAACTTGCTGACTTCTTTCTGTCCTTTTTTAAGTCCCTTGTTATCGAAGGTACTGACCGCCGATACGACAATATTCGCCATTACGCTACCTTCTTAATTTCGGTGTCTTTTTTGAACTGCACAGCTACGGTTTCGATGGCATTTACGACAGCCGGTATAACAGTATTCTTAGTTTCATCCCAGGCTCTGTAAACCACTCGGCCCCTTTGTTTACCTTGGCCTTTCATAGTACCTAACATTTCAGCAGCGGAATTAAACTGCTCAGGTGCGTTAGGGTTTATAGATCCAGGTCCGGAAGGTTGCTTTAGGCGACCGGCCCATTCAAATATCATTCCAGGAGCCTTGGTATTAGCTACATAAAAGGCTGCGCTAAATCCTGATCTATTACGCTTATTTTTGCCTGCAGAATAAACTATGCCATCTCTAGCTGTTGCATAGTCGTATGGTGGAAATGGCCTATACCCAATAGTGCCAGTAGAGGCGGTAGGTCTAGCCCAGCCACTTAATACTTCACTTTGGCCCGGTAAATAACCCCGGGCTTTGTTACGGACAATAAGCATTTGAAATTTAATATTTTTAGACATTTCTTTATTGAGTTGCGGATCTACGTCGCGCATCGCTTTTTGGAGTTGTTTAACGCCGGATACGTTTACTGGCATTTTTGATCTCCTTAGCTCTATCTCTTAATACCTGGATAATGGCTGCAAACATCTCCGGGTCCATTTCTAAAAACTCCTTGGGCGCGATACCAGTTTCGACGCTTAACGCAGCGATACTGAAAGTTAGTGAATCACGCCCAGTTATTTTTTTTCGTCATCTAAAACCTCTACCGTGTCCAAAGTATCTATGAACTCTGGGCCGAAAAGTGGCACGGTGATATTGGCCCTGCGTAAACACTCCCAAGCCAGCCAATAGATATGGGTCTGTTGTTCGTGATCGCGCAGCATTTTGCTAATACCAGCCTGCCACTTTATCTCAAAAGCATATTCGACACCCGGCGTAATCTTATGTTCGGTAACTTCGCCGTTAGCCCTTGTTATCTTTAGCTTTGCCATTATTGCTCCTTAGAAGGTTCCTGTAGTTGCGTATGCAACAGTTGAGTTACAAGTAAAGGTAATACTGGAGTTATTAATACTAGCTACATCACCGTTAATAGGTGTTAGATTATTAATAAGGATCGATACGGTGTATAGCGGATTAGTTGCGCTTACAGCTGTACCTTTTACCGGAATCAATACTGCAGTTACTGTAGTACCGTAATTAGTCTGCAGTAATGTAGTAATTTGTGAAGCTGCGAAGTCGTTAAAAAAGTCCAGCGACAGGGTGCTAGATTCCAGACCCTTGGTAAATTTATGAGATAAATCTCCAAGTGTACTGACTTCGAGTTCATCGAAGGTTTGTGTAAGTGTTGCGCTTGATACGTGGTCGCTAATATCTACAGTCGCGATTTTAACGCCAACGCTCGAGTTAAGCATTACGGCCATTTGTTATTCTTCTTTCTCTGCGGTTGGCGCAGCCTTTGGTTTTGGTGTTTCTTTTATCTGTCCAATTCTGGCCAGAAAGTTGTTATGGTTTATATCGTATTCGTCTGACATTTTAGCTCCAAGTGGTTAGGGTTGAAATTGTAATTTGGCAGGTCAGCAGCGGACCGCTCGCAGCATCTAAAATGCTAGGTGCAGATACGGTGCCAACATTAAGGACCAGGCTAGAATTAGCGATCTTGGTAAAGACCGCTACTATGAAATCCTCTATACCTGCAAGATTCCCCTGGTTATCGAACGCAGGTACAGCTATTAAAATATTAAAGTTAGCTAAAGGCGCGATCGTACTGTAATCATTATTAGTCGGAGTTATGTACGGATCAGCCGGAATAATCGAAACACTATTAGCCAATAAATTAGGAGCCGGGTAAGCGAAGGTAGACCATACGCCCGGATTAGCTAGGTCATTAGCTATTGTGGTTCGAAGTGTAGTGATCGCTTTAGGTGGCATAATTAGCCGACTAACGCTGAAGGATTGGCGTACGGTTGAATAAGTCCGCGTACCCTGTTAATCAATTGAAAGCCCATTTTATAAGGCGACGGCGTATAACCATCAATTCCATTAGGTGAACTCTGAGCGGTTTGCCGGGCCTGCCAAATATCTACGGCTAATACCATTGCAGCCTGACGGATGGCTGGGGTAGTTGCGTAGCTGGCTGTTTTCGTATCTGGCCCGGTCGCGGTACCGTATGGAAGGACACGATGGAAAGCTTGATTAGCAGTTACCTTGGCGTATTGGATAAATGAATAACCGTTAGGGTAATTGGTCCACGCCCAATTCCACCACAAGGCAGGGATGGAATTAGAAGTCCCAGTACTCCAAGGCACTGTCCCAGTTAAAGTATAAGTTCCATTGTAGGTCGCACCAGACGCAGCAATAGTTACGCTTTGACCAGTTACAAAGATACCGGGATTAGCTAATAAAAGCGTCGCCACGTTATCTTGAACCATCGCTGCCACTACTGGCGCGGTATCGAACCATAAATATTGATTAAGTAGATCCTCTGCTGTTTGACAGACACTTTCTACATCGGCATTAGAGTACAGAGTGCCAATACCTAAATTATCACGAAGCTCCTGCATCGTAACGTAACTAGCCGGCATCTCTGTACTCCTATCTTTAATAGCTCTGTAGGGTTAAGGGCTACTAAACCCTACAGATTACTTATGCTTTTATTAAGCCTTCATGTACTTATAGATACCGCCAGGCATTTTGGCGATTGTTGCCATAAAGCCGTAGATCGCTACTTGTACTTGCAGATTTGATACCACGTTCACGCTCATGTAAGCCTGAGGTGAGCGGTATACGGTGAATGCTTCTGGCGCAAGGATCAACGCAGAGCCATCATCGAATGTAGTAGCTGCGAAGTTCTTATCTACGTATAGATCAAGTCCTAACACGTTACCACGAATAGATGTAGGTGCTACTTGTCCTGCTGCGTTCATTGGTTGAATTGCATTGTAAATAGGGCGACCAGTTGTATCTGTTGCGCCTAGCAATGCCTGGTATTGAGAAGGGTTAGCTATGTAGTTCTGTGCGAAGTAG